TCATATGCGCCAATCAGAAAAGTTGAGTTAGGTACTGGTTTAGCAGACGGCGAATTGCTTTTAGTTGAAATGAGAAGCGATGTAATCGAGTTAAAAGTGGCTCAAGACTTAACATTTTTCGAGCAACCAAAAACAGATGCGATGATTTCTAATTTCACTGTTTTAGCAGCAATGGCGTTAGTGGTTAAATCAGATTCAAACGGAAATTCTGGAGTTTGTTACGCAACAGGAGCGTAGTTAGTAGATAATGGCTAAAAAATATAGTTATATTATTAGCGGCAATCACACAGATAGCGAGGGGAATTATTTCCCTCGCAATTCTGTTATTAAGCTAACAGAAGAAGAAGCAAGTAAGCCAATTTTTGTTAATAAATTAACAAAAGTGGAAGTTGAAGAAAAACCGAAAAAGAAACAAGTTAAAAAGAAAGAAGAAGTACAAGAAGAAGTAAAAGAAGTAAAAGAAGTAAAAGAAGTAAAAGAAGTAAAAGAGGAAGTTTAAACAATGGCACGAACCACTGATATTGAGGTAAAAAAGATAATAAGTTTAAATAAAGTAACGGACACTACGCCGTTCATTGACACAGCTAACTTATTAGTCACTAAACACCTTGGTAACAGTGGTTTAAGTGATGATGAATTAACACAGATTGAAAAGTATTTGACTGCTCATTTATTGACGTTACATAATGACGAAAGACAATTAAAAACTCAAAAACTAGGCGATGCCACAGATACATACGCAGGTAATTTTGGTAAAGGTTTAGAATTTTCTCAATATGGTCAAATGGTATTAATGTTAGATAGTACTGGAACGATGCAGGGGTTAGGGGGTAAAAAAGTATCGTTAAGCGTAATTAACGTAAATGACTAAGTATTTTGATGTTGCTACTTATTGGGTAAGTAGTGGGGGCTTAGACGCTTACGGTAATTATTCAACGTACACATCACAATCTATTTATGTTCGATGGGAAGATAAAGCAGAATTGTATGTGACTAGCGATGTAGGGAAAGAATTACGCAGTAGTGCAGTAGTGTATACTAAAACAGAAATAGAAGTAAATGGATGGTTGTATTTAGGGCAATCAAGCGAAACATCCCCCAAAAGTCAAACAGGGGCTAAACAAGTGATGAAAGTTAATAAAATGAAAAGTTTGAAAGGCAACAGTATAATATATAAAATAATGTTATGAATTACAAAAGTGATAATTTAATTAAAAATTTAAATGATTTTATAAAAACCCAAGAGGGTGTAACTAAACAAAGTTTATCTTTAGCTTATGACTACATTAAAGAAAGAACCATACAAATTACGCCAAAGGATACTGGTAATTTGAGAAATAGTTTTTATAAAACATTTTTGATAACACCCAAAAAAAGGGTAGCTATTGAAATAGGGAATAATGCTAAGTATGCCTTAGCTGTTCATGAGAATTTAAACGGTAGATTTAATGTTGGTGAGGCAAAGTTTTTAGAACGTGGAATTTCTAGAAATATTGAATCCGTTAAAAAAATTATAACCTCAAGGTTAAAAGTATGACGCAAAATAATGCTAGTTACGATTTAAGAGATTATCTAATTAACGATGTAGGGGTAAGCCTTACTATATTTGTAGCTAAAGAACCCGATACACCTATAGAGTGTGTTACGTTATATAATTACAGCGATTCAGAGCCAGACCCTAAGTTTAGGATTGATTATCCGTCAATACAGGTAAGATCAAGAGCCACAACGTATGAAACAGCATATAATAACGCTTTAACTATTTTTAATAAGTTAGTAGGGATTGGCCATTTTACAAAAAACACAACTAGATACACGGGGATTTTTGCGAAAGCGTCGATTTTCGATATCGGGATTATTGAAAATGATAATTTTGTATGTGGGTTTAATTTACGGTTAATCGTTGAGCCTGCAGATGACGGACAACACCGTCAATAAAATAATTTGATTTTTTAATTTTTTTGTTTTACTATTAAAATATAAAAAAGCGAGGTTTTGAATGGCTACAGCAGGTTATGGTTTTAAAATTTTTGTAAGTGCGACTAGTGGCGGAACGTATAGCGAAGTTCCATCGACAGATGGATCATTTAATAGAACGAGAAATATTCTAGAAGTCACAGACACATCTAACGCAGGATTTCAGCAACGATTAGCAGGGTTAGCAGATACAGCATTATCCACAGAGGCAAACTGGTCAGCAAGTGATACAGCCCTAAGCGTGATTGAAACAGCATACGAAAACGGATCTACAATGTATGTTAAGTTTTTACCCGATAATGTTGCAGGGAACGGATATAAAGTACCTGTATTAGTTGAGAACTTTTCTATATCAAGCCCTGTAGGTGATAAAATCTCGGTTAGTGTTAGTTTTCAAGGGAACGGAGCTGTAACAGCAGACGACGCTTAATTAAATGACTGGAACAGCAGGCTATCAAGCTAAATTCAGAAAATCGGGGACTAGTACGTCATTCACTGGGGAGTCTATGACCGTGGTTACTGGTAACACATACCAGATAGACACAGATTCAAAACAGGTATGGAACAGATTAAGCACGTTTACATTTTATGAGGATTCTGTGGAGATATCTTCAAGCGATATATCAAGTATTGATTATCTTTTTGGTAAGGTTACGTTTTCAACGTCAAAGACTGGAAGTATTACCGTTGACGGTGATTATTTACCCACAGCTTTAATTGCTGGGGGTTATGAGGCAACAATGAACAGAACTAACCAACTTTTTACATCTACAGACCAAAGTAATGTTGGTTTTGAAACTAAAGAAATAGGGATAAAAGACGTTAATATTACAGTAAGTAGATTTGATGATTTGAGTGGGGATTTTGTTACTATATTAAATAGCGGAACCCCTATAGTCGTAGAGTTTGCACCTGTATCAACCAAGGTGTATCGGGGATGGTTTATCTTAAGTGGAAAAGATCAAAACCTTGATATTAATGCGTTAATTGAAGATACATTAACGTTTGATTTATCTGGTGATGAC